TTGTCATTGCGGCCAGGATTCGCAGAACTGCACCTGTATTTCTTTCGAGTTAGCCGCTGCGTCTACCAATGGCAAGCCCGGCACCACCCAATTGACCGGCAACTGCTACACCCACCCACACTTGCCAATTCCGCCACCCCGCACTCAAAACGTTTGTAGGTTAAAGCGTTTTTCCCAAAGATTCATTTCTTGCAAACAGCTATCGAATTTCAGCCTTTGAAATGTGTTGTGAAAATCGATGTACATCAATTCATCATCCACTATTTCTATCGGCTTTGTGGCTTTGAATGGCAACACCACAAGCAGTCTGTTTCGTTTGATTAAGAATCTATTACTAACAATAGATTTATGGGCTTTTGTTTTATTGCCAAGTGCTCCCGTTATATATTTTATGGCTGTCTTCTCGCCTACCCCTGACACGCCCGGCACACCATCGGTTGAGCACCCGGCAATGGCTTTCACCTCGCCCCACTTGCCCGGTTCTATGCCCCAACGATCCTGAAACGTCTCAGCGGTTATGATCTTTTTTGATGTGGGGTCAAACATGTCACACCAGTCAAGCAACTGGTAGAGGTCACCGTCACGGCTGACAATTATTGGTTTCTCATCAAACTGGTTGTGTGTCAGTATGGAGGCGAACAGGTCATCAGCTTCAAGCCCCGCCTGCAAGAATGTGTTTTTGAACCCCATGTCAGGTATGACATTGAACCTCAGTTCATCAAACTGGGGGTATGTCAATTCGTCAAACCTTTTATCCTCGGCGGTTTTGTCGTTGTGCCTTTTCGCTTTGTAGTCTTCGAATATTTTCTTTCTCTTGCTGTGCTTGCTATCCCAACAAAAGATGAATTTGTCAGTCTCGAACCGTTTGGCATAATTGAGTAACTGTATTGTAAACTGAAACACAACCTCAGTCCGCAACTGGTTTGTTGAAAGCCCTGTGTCTTTCATCGCATGTCTGGCACGGTGACACAGGCCGTGGCAGTCGATCATTACATATCTCACTTAAACCTCGGCTTTCTGTTGGGTTTGACAGTGGCTTCTTTTTTAAGCCATGCCTTGCCAGTTATCTTTTGCAGCTCCTTTTCAAGATTATTCTCTTCGATATGGGTGATTAGATCGTTTCTGACCACTTCGATGTCGAACTCGACGGCTTTGATTTTTTTCTGGGGTTTCTTCCAATACTTGTTTTCGACCAGCCAATCGATTTGTGAGCCGATGTCATCGACACCGTACTCATTGCGAACGAGAAAGTCCACCTTTCGGTGCTTGCCAGTTATTTTGTTTTTGGTAACGTGTGCCCGAATGTATTGGCCCACTTCCAACTCTTTCTCGGTTTTTCGCTTTACGATCTGCAACCAGATTTCAATGCCGGTTGCATGAGAAAGACCTTGACCGCCGGTGACTGTGTATTTCTTTTCGAAAGGCCCACGATTCAGGTTTTCAATCACCTGATTGACGACAATGAGAACACTGCCGCTGCTTTCAAAGTCATCTTTAATGACCCTGAACATTTCTTTGAAGATTTTAGGCTTACGTTCGTAGTCCTTTTCAGTTTTGCCCTTGCGTTTCATCTTGGCTGCACGTGCCCTTTCATCCACCGACGACAGGTAATCGTAGGTGTCAAGGGCGTGGACAAACGGGTCACCATCTTCGAGCAGGTTGAGAACGTCGATGTAGTAGTCTTCTATGATTGGACTACCCCGGCGGTCAAGGCGATCTTGAAGGTTCTTGCCGAAATACGTGGGGTAGTGGAACCGGTCGGCTTTCTCGGCATCGTCATAGACAAGTTTGTATTTGTCATAACGTTTATCGTTGGCAATCGCAGCCAGACCAGTCAGAACCAGAAATGTTTTGCTGGTTGATCTATCCCCAATAATTCGAATCACCATGCCCTTGCCGAAACCCCCGAAGGGGTTATCGGCGCAGGCAAGGTTTAACAACGTCGAACCGGTCGGCAACAGTTTCGACATTGGGGTCATTTTTTCTGTCTTGCGGCTAATAAGTTTGGGCATGGTTAGTTCCCCGATGCTTCAAGACATTCGCTGAGAATGTCGCATTCCAGACACTCTTGCAGGTTTTCGCAGTCCTCACCAAAGGTGCCGCCAGCCGGGCATTCGAGTTTGCCCTTGCCTTTCTTTTTGCCGCCTTTCTTGCCCCCGCTCTTTTTGGCAGCGGGTTTGTCGGCCAACCGTGCCCTGATCTTTTCTCTCAGGGCATCATCGGTGTCAGATTTGAACACCTTGAGTTTGTTTTTGCCCTTATTGAGTTTGTTTTTGACGATGTATTGTTTGAGTTCGGTTCGATCCATCTCATCAAACTCATCGCCTTCAGGCTCTTCTTCTTCGGGTTCCTCTTCCTCTTCAGGCTCTTCTTCTTCGGGTTCCTCTTCCTCTTCAGGCTCTTCTTCCTCTTCAGGCTCATCGTCACCCTCTTCTTCGTACTCAGAATCGGGGTCTTCGTCGCCTTCTTCCTCATACTCGTTCTCTGGGTCTTCGTCATCGCGGCGTTCGATGTCCTCATCTTCAGGCTCAAACACCTGTTTGATTTCATCGTAGGTGAGCAGCTTTACCACAGAATCAAGCGGGAATGATTTGTTGAGCAGCTTGTCAGACAGTTTCTTTTTGCGGGGCATCAGCTTGTGGCCCACCTGTCTGATACTGTCACGCAAGTTACCCTCGTCATCCTCGAAAGAACCCTCTTTTTTGATCTTGAAATAGACCCGCATACCATCATCGGGGTCGGCATATTCAATGTAGCCGCCGTCCTCTGGCATTTCGCACAGCTCAGAGACGTTCTTTTCGAAAAAGAAATGTGGGCCTTCCCAAACAACCAGACCCTTCTTCGAAAGCTCTTTGTCTTTGTCGTGTATCCATGCAAGGTGTGCGGTGCGGCGTTTGGGGTTGAGTGACTTCCATTCGGCAGAGGGCAACCGGGTGGGGCCGTTCATGTACTCACAGATCGGGCACCGTTTGCCGTAGTTCTTTTTGGGGCAAACAATAGGCTCATTGTCAGGCCCGATGCGATTGTGTACCCAGATTTCGAGCACGTGGTTCAGCTCACCCTTTGAAGCGTGGGGGTCCATCTTACCGGCAAGATAGGGTATCACGTCAACCCCATAACTGCCCAGATCAAGTTTGGTTACCAGACTGACACCTTTGGGCAGCTTTGATGTGTCGATCCATGTTTTGCGCTCTGTGCCTTGGTCAGCTCTCTCGTTTGATTCTTGGATGCGCTTTTTGAGCTGGCCTTTTTTACCCTTGATTCGATCTCTAAATGATTTTGGCATGGTGGTATTCTCCCTTGTTAGTGGTGGTTGTTACTTATTTTCATAGCTGACAACTTTACCGCACTTTATACAGACATCACAAACATAGGTTTTATATACGAGAAGACTTCTTAAAAATTTTGGATCTACATTAGTCTCAATTTTTGTATTTATTGGAGACTCATTGTATCGTGGATAAAACTTATGACACTTTCCGTCTATACAATAATCCATCTTAATCCCCCCTCTAAAATGGAACATCGTCTTCTTCACCCTCTATATCAAAACAGCAAAAGTAGCAGGCTTGCGTAAGCCCCGCCTTGCCGGTGTACATGAAGGGTTCCAAAAACATGTTCATGATACTTGACACTCGTGATGACCAACTGTTGCTGAGCATTCGATAGTTGAGCAGCCCTAGTATTTGGTACCGTACCGATTCGGGGTCAGATGTGATTTCCTTCAAGAGCTTTTGCACCTTTGGCCACTTGGCTGTCTTGCCTGATTTCTTGACCAGAAGATCAACCAGCGCCACGATGTTTTCCTCTTCAAGGTTTGCACTTTGCACAACCTTTATGGCTGTTTCGGTATCGGTTATGGCTATCGTTTGATCATACAGTTTAAGAGCGGTGCCGGGTATGCCATCGCATGACTTCGCAATGGCTCTGATAAGTTCGATGTCAGGCTCTACACCCTCTTTTTTAGCAACTAACCGCAATAATTTCAAGATTAAATTGCCCGGCAGGGGTTTTAGATCGTGTTGTTGGCAACGTCTCTGCAATGCCTTTCTTAATTTTGGTTTGATCTGTTCCGGTTCGGCGGTGCAGAGCGCCATGAACACGTGGTCAGGTGGTTCTTCCAATGGTTTGAGAAGTGCGTTGCCAGCATCCACGGTCAGCCGGTGCATCTCATCGATGATATACATCTTACGCCCGTTGTCGCTGAGACCGGCAAGCATCATGTCATCCTTCATCTCTCTGATTGTATCAATGCCTCTGGTGCTCGAAGCGTTGTACTCTCTGACATCAGTGATTTCCAACTCGTTGGCTATGATTCGGGCCAGAGTGGTTTTGCCAGTGCCGGGTGGGCCGGTGAAGTTATAGGAACTCGGCGGGGTCTTTCGTTTGAGAACGGTGCTCAGGCTTGCTTTGACTTCATCGTTCCCCACAAACATTACCAGCTTCTTTGGTCGGTGCTTGATGTACAGGCTCATAGTTTACTTTCTGCGCTTTATCAGTGTTGTTGTCTGGCATTTGCCAAAATCCTTTGCAGAGCATCGCGTGTGTCATCGATGTCATCCATACCAAACCAATCAGAATGCTCTTGCTGCCAATGGTGACGAACCATCCCACAAATCTCGCAAACTTCTATGTTGCCACCATCGGGCCAGTCTTCATAGTGGGTGTCTTTGTGTTCGCAAGTCATTCAATAGCCCTCCCTTTCAATTCTCTCAAACTCTTTTACGATCTCAGCATATTTTCTCTTACCCCTTTTTCTAAGAGTGTGTATCCAACATGTGCTGATAAAACTACATTCATCATCTTCATTGCCAAGATGTTCAATGGCACATTCATAAACTTTGGAAAGTGGGTGTCTTGATGTTCTGAACGGATCAAAAGCACCGTCACCAAACAGGTGCTCGTATTCACCACACCACAACTCAATGGGCAGATTCAGCTTTAAATAATACTGAGCTTGATGCACCATAATATTTTTTATTTCTTTTTGGTTCTCGGCCCACAGCCCTTCAAGTATTGTCAGTTGTATGCTTTTCATCATATCAACACGGTTTAAAAATCATTGCTTGTAGGTAAACGTTCTCAGACTTTCTATTTACTGGCATACCCATACCATCGCTTGACCATTCCGTTATTGTGCAGCTAACACCCCCTTGCGGCGACCACCCTCTTGCCATCATGCTTCGAACTTCCTCTACCAATTCGTCAATGGTATCAGACTCAACCACGCAGTATCTTGGCATCATGCCGCCTCCTTATAAAACTTGGTCTCTGCCCATGGCCGATCAATCTCAGCTAATTCACATTCGATAGTCAGTGGCACGTTCAGCCAATCAAAAGCCTCTCTGGTTTGCCTAATGCCGATGTCGATTATTCCATCAAAAACGTAGTCAACTTCATCTGGGTGTAGACATAATGGCATAGAGTCGTGTA